TGAAGGACTGCCGGATGCCAGCGGTGCAGCATTGGCCGGGCTGGAGCCGGGCACGATGCAGATCCTGGAGCCTGGCGAGGACGTGAAGTTCAGTCAGCCTGCCGACGTTGGCGCGAGCTACGCCGAATTCCTGCGCATGCAGTTCCGTGCCGTTGCTGCAGCGATGGGCATCACCTACGAGATGCTGACCGGCGACCTGACGCAAGTGAATTACTCGTCGATCCGAGCCGGGCTGCTGGAGTTTCGCCGCCGCTGTGAGGCCATCCAGCACGGCGTGATCGTCCACCAGCTGTGCCGCCCGATCTGGCGTGCATGGATGGAGCAGGCGCTACTTGAAGGCGCGTTGGCGCTGCCGCAGTTCACCGAGAAGAAGCGCGACTACTTCGCGGCCAAATGGATTCCACAGGGTTGGCAGTGGGTCGATCCCAAGAAGGAATTCGACGCGATGCTGACCGCCATTCGCGCCGGACTGCTGTCTCGCTCGGAAGCCATCTCGGCCTTCGGCTACGACGCCGAGGACATCGACCGCGAGATCGCCGCCGACAACCAGCGCGCCGATGCGCTCGGTCTGGTCTTTGACTCCGACCCGCGCCACGACAAAGCGCCCCAACCATCGACATTGGGCGCTCCCATGAATGCGGCCACCACGGTGGCCGTGCCGCAAGACCAACAGGACAACTGACATGCAACTCGTTCATCTGGCGTCCCGCCTCTATGGGACGCCGCTCCTCATTGCGCGTCCCAAACTCGACGTGATCCTCTCCGTGCTGGGTTCCCGCATCGGCTTGCCCGATCTGGACATGGCGATGCCGCTGCCCATGCCGCGCCAGAACGCCACATCGGGTCAGGCGGGCATTGCCGTCATCCCGGTGGTCGGCACGCTGGTCAGACGTTCGATGGGTATCGAAGCCGCCTCTGGCCTGATGTCCTACGGCGAGATCGAAGCCCGACTGGAGGCCGCGCTGGCCGACCCACAGGTGGCGGGCATCCTGCTTGATCTGGATTCGCCCGGCGGCGAGGCATCGGGTGTGTTCGAGTTGGCCGAGCGCATCCGCGCTGCCAGCACCATCAAGCCGATCTGGGCGCACGCCAACGATGCCGCGTACTCGGCGGCTTTTGCCATCGCGGCAGCCTGCCAGCGCCTGACGCTGTCGCAGACCGCTGGCGTCGGGTCGATTGGCGTGATCGCGCTACACGTCGACCAGTCGGTGAAGGACGCCAAGGACGGCCTGAACTACACCGCTGTCTTCGCGGGCAGCCACAAGAACGATTTCTCCCCGCACGAGCCACTCACCCCGCAGGCCACCACCGCGTTGCAGACCGAGGTGGATCGCCTCTACGACATCTTCGTGAATCAGGTCGGAGAGATGCGCGGCATCGATCCGGATGCCGTGCGCGCCACCGAAGCGGGGCTGTTCTATGGCGAGCAGGCGGTGGCAGCAGGCCTCGCCGACGCGGTGATGCCGTTTGATGCGGTGATGACCGAGTTCACCGACGCGTTGGCGGCCAAGCAGCGGTTGGCGCAGCCTAGCGTGGCCCGCGCCTCGCCGCGAAGCCTGTCCACTCAATCCATTTCAAACCCGCCCCGAAGCAAACCTTTCACCCTGGAGAACACCATGACCGACCCCAAAGACGACGACGAAAACCCGAGCGATCCGGCCGACACCGACCCACAGGGCGACCAGTCGCAGCTTGAGAGCGATCTCGAACCGACGCCTGCCGCCCAAGCCGCACTGGCGCAGTCCTTCGCCAGCGGGCGCGGCCAAGCTCAGGCCATTGCAGAGATGTGCCTGATCGCGGGCCAGTCCCAACGCACGGCGGAATTCCTCGCAGCAGGTTTCTCGGAAGCGCAGGTGCGCCGCGCCTTGCTCGACGCTCGTGCCGACCAACCCGAAATCGCCTCGCGCATCACCGCCGAGGCAGGAACCATTCAGCGCCCGGAAAACAGTCCGGTGGTCGCTGCCGTCAAGAAACTCACCGCCAAGGAGTAAGCCATGCCCACTGTCTCTCAACCCAAAAATCTCGGCGACCTGTTGAAGTACGAAGCGCCGAATCTCTACTCGCGTGACCAGGACACCGTCGCGGCCGCACAGAACCTGTCGCTGGGCACCGTGGTGGGCCGCGAAACGGCTACCGCCAAGCTCAAGGCCCTCGACCCGAGCGCCTCGGACGGCACGGAAACCGCCGTTGGCGTGCTCGGCAATGACGTCGATGCGACGCTGATTGACCGTGAGGACGCGATCCTGATCGCCCGCCACGCCATCGTCGCGCGCGGCGCATTGGTCTGGCCGACCGGCATCAGCACTGCGCACAAAGCGGCTGCCATCAAGCAACTCGCAGAACGTGGAGTCCTGGCCCGCGAGAGTGCCTAAAACCCGCGCCTGACCCACTTCCAACGCTCCGTTTCACTCCCCCCAAAACCCGCCGCTGGCGGGTTTCGTCATTTCTGGAGATCCCAAATGCAGAACCCTTTTGAAAACCCCGGCTTCTCGATGGCCAGCCTGACGGCCGCCATCAACCTCCTGCCCAACCGCTATGGGCGGCTGGAGCAACTCAACCTGTTCCCGGCCAAGCCGGTGCGCACCCGGCAGATCATCGTCGAGGAGTACGCCGGTCGTCTGAACCTGCTGCCCACCCGCGCGCCCGGTTCGCCCGGCACGGTGGGAGAACGTGGCAAGCGCAACCTGCGCTCCTTCGTGATCCCGCACATCCCCCACGACGACGTGGTGCTGCCCGAGGAAGTGCAAGGACTGCGCGCCTTCGGTTCCGAAACCGAAATGGAAGCCATCGGCGGTGTCATGGCCCGCCATCTGGAGACCATGCGCAACAAGCACGCGATCACCCTGGAGCATCTGCGCATGGGTGCGCTCAAGGGCAAGATCCTCGACGCTGATGGCAGTGAGCTCGTCGATCTGTTCGACGAGTTCGACATCACTGCGCAATCAGTGTCCTTCGAGTTTTCGACGGCGGCCGACAACGGGCAAATCAAGACTGCCTGCCTGGAGTTGCTGGGCCTCATGGAAGATGGGCTCACCGGCGAGTTCTCGACCGGCGTGCATGTGCTGTGCTCGACCGAGTTCTTCCGAGCACTGACCACCCACAAGGAGGTCAAGACCGCCTACCAGAACTGGCAGCAGGGCGCAGTGCTGATCAACGACATGCGCTCGGGTTTCAGCTACAGCGGCATCACCTTCGAGGAATACCGTGGCCAGGCTTCCTTTGTGCAGGCCGACGGCACGCTGGGGTCGCGCCGCTTCATTGCCGCAGGGGAAGCCCATGCCTTCCCGGTCGGCACGGTGGATACCTTCGCGACCTACTTCGCGCCAGCGGACTTCAACGAGACCGTGAACACCATCGGCCAGCCGCTGTATGCCAAGCAGGAGCCACGCAAGTTCGACCGGGGCACTGATCTGCACACGCAGAGCAACCCGCTGCCGATGTGCCATCGCCCTGGCGTGCTGATCAAGCTCGTTGCTGCCTGATGGATATCGCGGCGTTGTACGAGGCGGCACGCAGTGCCGGACTGCTGACCGCCGTCACGGTGGCGGGCACCACAGTCCACTGTGCCTTTCGTGCCCCGGACGAAACCGTGCTGGATGGTTTTGCGCTGTCGCGGGACTACCAGATCGACTACCCGGCGTCCTGGCTGACGCTGGCAGCCGGGGACACCGTCGAGGTGGCAGGCAACACCTATCAGGTGCGCGACGTGCGCGCCATCGGCGACGGCACCGAGCGTCGCGCATCGCTCTCCAAACTCTGAGGAAACAATATGAACAACCCCCACGCTCGCTTTGCTCGCTGCCCCCCGAGGGGGCTCAGTACGTTTGGGGCGGCCCGGCACGTACTGGCATGAACTCCATCCGCGAGCGCATCTTGCGGGAGGTCGTTGCGCGCCTCACTGCCGGGGTGGCTCCCACGCCGGTACTGCGGTTTCCGACCGTACCGGTGGCGCGCGAGGCCAGCCCCGCGCTGCTGTTATTTGCCGAAGGCGACAGCATCACCGCGCATGCCAACCACCTCGTCGACCGGCTGCTGATGGTGCGTTTGGTAGCCGTGGCTCGTGGGGACGATGCCTTCGATCAAGCCGATCTGGCCGTCGTCGCCGCCCACGCAGCCCTGATGAGCGACACCAACCTTGGCGGTCTGGCGCTGGCCCTGCGCGAGGTGAATTGTGATTGGGACCCGGAGGACGCCGACGCCGGTGCCGTCGCGCTGCCTGCCCGCTACGAGATCCGCTACCGCACCCACGCCATCGACCTCACCCAAACAGGATGAATCCCACATGCACATCGAACTACTGAAACCCCATACCCACGCAGGCAAGCGCCTCGCCGTAGGTGATCGTCTTGATCTGAATGACGCCAGCGCCCGTTGGCTGATCGCACAAGGCACGGCCAAAGCGGCCACCCCCGCCACTGATGCCAAACCCACCAGCCGTGATGCCACGTCCGGTGTTTCCACAACTGCAGCCACCCAAGGAGACTGAACATGGCTTATTTTTCTGGACAAGGCCGCGTCTACATCGGCGCACGTGATGAACTCGGCAACCCGGCTGG